CACGGCGCCGATCGCCCTCGGTCACCAGGAGGTTTCCGAAGGCGGAGTACAGGGTCTGGGCCATCTGCGCGGAACGCTTGCCCGACTTCTTGTAGTGGGACAGGTCATCGCACAGGGCGTACGCCAGAGCCCAGTCGCTGTTCTGGTAGAAGTCGGCTTGGCCGGACGTCTTCAGCGAGTTGTAGAGCTTCACGGCGATGGGGTGCCAGTCGGGGTCAGGTCGGGGGACCGTGACCTTCCGCATCTGGCCCTTCTTCGTCTCCTGCTCGTCGGTGCCCTTCCGCGACCGGGGGCGAGCGAGGTCTGATTCACGATTCGGTACGGGGCCTCGAACGCCCACCGGTCACCTCCTTTCATCGGAGGACGCTGAGAGCGTCCTTCAGTGAATCTCCGAGGAGTGCGCCAGAGAAGCGGCTGATCTCCTCGCCATACCGTTCGATCACGACGGTGGGCGTACCCACAACGCCGTAGAGGTCGGCCTGATCCAGGCCGTCGGAAGTGCTGACGTCGATCTTCTCCGCCTCGATGTCGAGCTCAGCGAGCTCGGCCAGGAGGAGAGGCCCGAACGACCGGCAGGGCCGGCAGCTCGGGGAAGTGAAGTAGAGGACTCGGCTCACGCGGCCTTCGCCCCGATCCCGTGCCCGAAGCCGCGGCTGGCGACGAAGGCGTTCACGTCCTCGTTGAGGATCGAGTAGCCGTTCAGCGCGGTGAGCGTCCCGACGTACCGGCCAAGGGTGGACACCTCGTGGGTGCCGGCCTTGGTCCGCTCGACGGTCACCACGAAGGGCCACTCGTCGCCGTCAGGGTCGTGCTCGTTCAGCCAGGTCTCGACGAACTCGCGGGTCTCAGGCCCGCCCGGCTCGTCATGCTCGGGAGCGAACGTCTTGAACAGACGCAGGTCGATGGTCTTCGTGTCGCCGAAGCCCTGGTCGAGGACGACGCGCAGCGTGTCCCCGTCCTTGATGGAGAGCACCTTCGCTCTGCGGTCCCACATCAGACGAGCCCTCCCGTCATGAAGTGGACGACCAGCCACACGAGGCCGGCGAGCAGCGTGAAGCGCCGCAGTCGGAGCAGGCCGGAAGGCTGGCCCTTGGGGTACTCGACGTCGCGGCGGGTACCGAAGAGCCGCCAGACCTGCTCGGAGAGCGTGTCGCCAGGCTGCTTGCGATGCAGGGCGATGCCCTCGATCACGACGAAGGCCCCCGCCCAGGCGGCCCATGCGATCTCAAAACCGGTCACCGGTCACCTCCTGGGAAGGGGTAGGAAGTCTCGGGCCCCTGGGGTAGCGACCAGGGGCCGGCGCCTCGCCCGAGGAGAGGAGGGCTCGGGGGCGCACACGCTCAACAGGCGGGGAGGAGCCTGGAGCGCGGGTCTTACATGAGGCCGGGGTGCTTCTCGGTGCGCCGGAACTTCTTCTCGATCGCACGCCGCTTGGCGGCCTTCGCCGCCGCACCCTCCGCCCCACTCTTCTGCCGGTGATGCCACGAGCACAGGGACCGTAGGTTGCCCATGCCGTGATCGTCGCCCGGCTTGATGTGGTCCACGTCGGTCGCGACTTCGAGGCAGCGCGCACCCGCTTCATTCAGCGCGGTGCACTGTCCTGCATCGCGTCGCAGGACCCGGAGCCGGATCTTGGGCCAGTCAGCCGGAAGGCGCGAGCGCCTGTCCGACCCTTCCCAGTTCGGCATCCTGATCACCCCCGACGTGGAACGTTGAACCCTCGGTGACGTCCTACCTGAAGAGGTAGCTGTCCGAAGCAGTCAACCCGAGGGAGGCTGTACTCCCACTTGCACTTACGTAAGGAGTAAGTAGCTTCGGTCAGCGAGGCCCGTCAGGGCCTCAAGCCTTCTACCTCGTGCTTCGTACTTACCCTTGTACTTACTGATACGGAGCTCGACAGGTAGAAGTTTCCATCAGTCCAACGTGACCGTGGTCACACTTACACAGTGAGGCTTCGAGGCTGGGCCGCCTGGCGGCGGCCGACTGACCTGGGATGCAACGGCGAAGCGATGCAGGGGCGAAGCCACGATGGGCGCCAAGGGCGCCACAGAGCAGAGCCACTTACGACCTGGGGGCGCTACCGCGCCCCGGTATCCCAGTGACAGTAAGCCACTTTCCGTCTACGCTGGGGCCATGCCCAACGACGATGACCTCCGCTTCGCGCTCCAGATGGCTGGCGCCAACCTCTCCCCGACGCCCCTGACCCCCGACTCCCCGCTCGGCCGGCTGCGTCTCTTCGCCGCTGCCAATCCTGGGGTCACGCTGGGGCGGAAGCACGTCCAGGCCGCGGTCGACGGCACGCTGGTGCGCCCCTCCTGATCGACCCTGAAACCGTGGCGCGATCTTGGCCGGTAAGACATGGCGGTCAGCGAGCTCGCGTCCAGGGGGTCCTACCCCACCCCCACCCGTCCCGTCAACGTGACGACGCGCACACTTGCACAGCCATCGGGTCTCAGCTACCCTCTCGCGCGCTCCCGCCCCTTCCCTGGAACATCGCCCCAAGCGACCCCGGAACGGGCGGGAAACGGGCTCTCAGCCCTTCTCACGCACCCCCTGACCTGCGGGTTTGACAAAGGCGTGCAAGTGGCGCAGAGTTCTGTCTGTCGCCACAACGGGACGCACCGCAAGCCGCAAGGCAAGCGGGACGGACCAGGCAGCGACACTTGCACAACCGAGCGAAAGCCTGTAAGGTCGAGCTCAGCAAGGCAGCACAGCGGGTGAGTGAACCGGGATGTCGATGGTCCGGGGAACGGTTACCGAGTGGCGAACAGCGGCTCACCTGCACAACGCACGCCGAGCAAAGCGCAACTTGCACAACCCGAAGCGAGTGTGATACTGTCGCTTCAGCGCAAGGCCGAGAGGCCAAGCGCACACAGACTTCAGATTGTGGTTCGGACGGCTTCCACGCCTCCGGGCATCAGAGCTCAGCGACCCGATGGGAAGCGGGCTGGGAGAGGGCCACCTCGGAGTTCCCGGCAGCGCGCTCGGCTGGCCATTCGCAAACCTCTTCGGACTGGGTAGCCCTGGTGCGGCGGACCTCACATGTGAGTGTGGGGGCGTTCGCGGCCGGTACGAGTTCGGTGAAGCACCCCCCAGGGGGTGTGGAACTGTCAGTGAGTGAGCCTCACTGGCAGGTGATACCGGGCAGACCACTGGCGCATCAGGGAGGTCAGTTCGCCGTCCCTCGGACGGTCCCGGAAACGGGGCCCAGGGGGACGGCGGGAGGGCTCAAGACCCTCACGCAGTACCGGTCCCGCAAGGGACCGGGGGAGTCCCGCAAGGGGGTCCCGCAAAGCCCCTCTCGGGACCGCTCGCCAGTACGGGAGCGGGGCCCGTGCTGCAAAAGCCAAGGGGGGTACCACGTCACCGGCTCCGCTGGTTGACAGCACACCCCAAGTGTGCAAGTGTAGCAACACACGAACGGAGAGCACGATGGACTGCACGTACGCCTTCCACCCCGCCACCGCGACGCACTACTACCGCACCGCCGCTGGCACCAAGCTCCACCTCTGCGCCGACTGCGCAAGCAGCTTCGGGTACCCCGAGTACCTGGTCCCGGTCCAGCCCGCCCCTTGGCGCAAGGCGTACGGCTACCTGGTCAACGCCCACATCGGGGACGGTAGCGACGACCTGGTCGCGGACCTCTGGCCCTTCGAGGGTGACGACGCCGAGCGGTGGCTGCGGGCCCTGGGCAACCAGGACAAGTACCTGCTCGCCGACGCGGCCTGGGAGCCCTACCGGGCACACCAGACTGAGGTGCAGGGCCTGACGATCGAGTGCACCAGGGTCACTGTTCTGCCACTTGTGCAAGTGTGACAAGTGTGAGAGTGTAGCAACGTCGAAAGGCGAAACCTCCCCGCCCCCAAGGGGAGGTCCGGCCAGGTGGTTCCTGGTCGCTGATGAGCCAGCCTGCTCGATCCCAAGGAGTCCCCATGGTTTCCCTCGACAAGACGACCCACTCGATCCAGCTCAGCCGCTACAGGGCCCGGGTGAACGCCGGTCTGCGGCAGAACAACCTCCGGGCCCTGTCGCTGGAGTTCGGCGAGCGGGTGCATGACGCCGAGGTCAAGGCGTTCGAGGCGCACAAGGCCGAGGTGCTGGCCCGATGAGAAGGACTGAGTAGTGAAGGCGAAACCTCCCCGCCCCCAAGGGGAGGTCCGGTCGGCTGGTAGCCGATCGCTGATGAGCCAGCCGCTCAATCCCGAGGAGACGCAGTGACGACGTACGTACACCCCGCAGCGTGGTCCGAGTACACCGCCGCCCTTGACTGGGCGAGGACGGGCAGCGAGAGGATCGCGGCGGCCACCAGTGAGCCCAAGGAGATGCCCCGCGGTGCGCGGTACTACCTGACCAACGACTTTCAGTCCGGGTTCGGGGTGGCCAAGGACGGCACGCTGATCGGCCTGTTCTCCCTGGTCAAGGGGCGCGGTGAGGATCTCATGTGGGACGCGGTGAACCACAAGGGTGCGAGCAAGCTGGACTGCTTCGACGGGTTCCTGCCCGAGTACTACAAGCGGTTCGGGTTCATCGAGACGGAGCGGGTTGCGAACTGGACGCCGGGTGAGCCCGACGTGGTGTTCATGAACCTGGCGTAGGTGTGCAAGTGGAGCAAGCGTGATACTGTGACAACGTCAAGCAAGGGAGCAGGCGATGGACGGATACAGCATCGAGCGGGAGTGGACCGCGGAGGAGCTCGCGGAGCGGCTGGCCGACCTGGAGTACGGCGAGCGGCGCAGGGCCCTGGAGATCGCGGACAAGATCGCGGCATCGCACTACGAGTGACAAGGCGAAACACCCTCGCGGGTGTCTGACCGGGTGGTTACCGGTCACTGATGAGCCAACCCCCCACAAGCGTTGTCCATCCAGTTTGAGGCTGAAAGGCCACCTTGATGCAGATCACCCTGCACGTGCACGACCGGCTCTCTCTCGATGTCCGTGGGCACCGTGAGGCGAGCAACTGGGAGGTCGCCTTCTTTAGGCGTTGACCACCGATCGGCACAGCAACACCTCACACGCAGATCCCCGGTCGTCGGATCGGGATGGTGTGACCTCAAGCGCGAAACACCCGACTGAACTGCCCTCAGTGCGGCGGGTGTTGGCCAGGCGTGGCGGCCTGGTCCTGATGAGCAGCCACCCATACCGAGAGATGAGAGACCATGATCCCCATCAAGCCCGACGCCAAGACCCGTGAGCAGTACGTGCGGAACATCGTCGACACGTGGCTGGACGCGTCCCCCGAGCAGGAGTTGCAGGGACGGGACTGGTACCCGAGTGCGCACCGCCTGGCCGCAGGGATGGCGGAGGGTGATGTCCGGATCGGCGCCGGCCTCCTGGCCGCGCTGTCTCCGCAGACGGCATGGTGGCTGAACGTCGAGCTCGCCACGGAGGCGTACGAGACGGGCACCCCGGCCAGACACCTGGGTGACGCACTGGCCAAGGCGTCGAAGATCCTGGCGGGTGTCGACCCGGCCGAGGTGCTCCCGATGGACCGCAAGACCGGCCACTTCTACCGCTGCATCTTCGACCCGACGGACGCGGACGCGGTCTGCATCGACAGGCACGCACACGACATCGCGGTGGGGGAGGAGTACGGCGCCCGTGACCGGGGCCTGGGTGCCAAGGGTCGGTACGCCCTGATCGCGCACTGCTACCGGGAGGCGGCCCAGCGCCTGGGTGAACTGCCCTCGGCCGTGCAGGCGGTGACCTGGGTGGTGTGGCGGGACCGCCTGGTCGGGACGTCCACGCGGGGAACCATGTTCGCTACTGCGGTATGACTGTGCAAGTGTGACACACGAAGCCGAAACCCCTGGAAGGGGTCGGGTGGAGCGGGTCTCCACTCCTGAAGATGGCAACCAGTGTGAAGGTGTGACAGAGATGATCCCGAGCAACGTAGTGCGGTGCCAGGTCGACAACGGCCCGATCCTCTACCCCCTGAAGCCCGGCCCGTACAAGTGCGAGACCTGCGGTGAGGGCCTGAAGTACGACCAGCGCCCCACGCCCGGCCTGTACTGGGGCGAGAGCTACGGATACCTGGCCGTGAACGAGGTCGAGGAGGACGAGCGGGACTCCGACGAGGAGATCGAGGATCTGTACTCCGCGATCGGTGTCTTCGCCCGCATCCTCGGCGACCAGATGACGGCACACGGAGTGGGCGGCCACTTCACCTGCACCGAGGCGGAGGAGCTGGCCCGAACGCTGGCCAAGAACGGCCACAAGCGGGCGGCGATGACCTTCCTGGAGGGCCACGCCTACGGGGACGACGACCCGGACGACCTGCACGCAGGCATCGACGACTACGAGGCATGGGTCCTGGAGCTGGCCGGTCAGCCCGTGCCCGTGCTGATCGAGGGACCCAAGGCCAAGGCCGAGGTGGTGACCGAGGGCACGGTCGTGAAGCACGAGCTGGAGGTGGTGACGACCGAGGAGCTGGTGGTCCTGCTGAACCTGAACTGACCTGGCGAAACCCCTTCGGGGGTCCGGGGTGGGTGGCATCCCCCCGCTGATGAGCCTGCCGTACGTGATCGGAGAACCACAGTGACCCCCAAGTTCCGCACCCACGACCTGAACGTCCGCGACTCCAAGCGCACGGACAAGGCAACGACGCTGGCCCGCAAGCACGTCCGGCAGAACAAGTACGAGGCCAGTGAGGCCGTCGTCCGCATCGCCACCCACGCCTGATCGAGGAGACACGACAGTGCCCAGCACCGACGAGATCAAGAAGTACGTCACCGACCAGGTAGCGCAGGACATCATCGACATCGCGGCCGGGGGAGGGATCACCTACTGGGCGACGGAGCCGACCGCGGAGGAGTTCGCCGGCCTGCCCGAGGGCAAGGCGTGGACGATCACCGAGGGCTCTGCGCCGCACCCGATCTTCGCCTTCGACGATGTGCGTGAGGTCGAGGGAGTCCACTACCTGAGTGCGGACGACATCCGCGAGGCGTACGGCAAGCTGCTCGACATCGACCAGGCGTACGTGAACCGGGAGTACCACGGCTACATCATCGAGTCGTGGATGGACAGGGACGACAAGCAGGGCATCGACGCTGGCCACATCGACGCGGGCACGGCTGACATCCTCGTCCAGCTCGCCGCGCTGGGGGAGATCCGCTACGGCTGAGGGGAGTGTGCAACCTGCGCACCTGTGATACTGTGACCACATCAAGGCGAAACCACCCGAGGGGGTGGTCGGGCGGGGAGGACCCCCGCTCCTGATGAGCCAACCCTTGTGAAGGCGAGACCGATGGACACCATCGAGAAGATCAACCACTACGACCCCCCGACCCTGGCCCGCCTCGCCCAGTGCGCCGAGCCCGACTCGCGAGTGAGTGAGGGCGCCGACTTCCTCGCCCTCGTACGGGACAAGGTGGTCGACCTGGTCCAGGAGTTCGGGGAGGTGAGCACCCCCTACCGCGAGGCCATCCAGGACGCCGCCGCCGACATCGGCAGCACGGCCGAGCCCAGCGTGAAGTGGCGCCGGTTCGTGGACCTGAGTGCCTACAAGGAGAACGTCACCGAGTTCGGACGGCCCAGCCCGGACACCCCCGAAGGGCACGCCGACCTGGCCCTGTTCTTCATCGGGTTCCGCCTGGCCAGTGCACTGATCACCGAGATTGAGAAGGGCTGAACACCATGGGACGCATGAAGGACATCGCCATCGACCTGATGAGCTTCGAGTCGGACGAGCTGGAGATCGACGAGATCGTGGAGCTCTTCGCCTTCCTCATCCGCAGCGGTCTGGTGTGGACGTTGCAGGGTTGGTACGGGCGAGCAGCCCTGGACCTGATCGACGCCGGGATCATCAGCTCGGAGGGCGAGATCCTGACGGAGCTGGTGCCCGGATGAGTGACCTGCCCCGACAGCTCAGTGCGCGTGTCGACGAGGAGCTGGCCCGCCACATCAAGACGCTCGCCCCGACGGGCCTGAGCTACAGCGAGATCATCAAGCAGGCGGTCGCCCAGTTCGCCCTGACGTACTCGGTGGCCGTAGACCACGGCGTCGCCAAGCCGCACGAGATCCCGAGGCTGACCGCCTTCAAGTTCGAGCTCCCTCCCCTCTGGCAGCCGCCGAGAACCGGAGCGATCACCCTTCCCCCGCTGAACCCCACCAAGGAGAACCCCAATGAAGCTCGTCCGCACCGCACTGACGTCCCTCGCCCTCGCCGTGACGGGCTCCCTGATCTGGGCCTCGCCGGCCTCCGGGTCGCCGGACGTGAAGCCGGTGGCCCTGCCCACCGCGGTGAAGTACGTCCCGGTCTTCCACATCCCGACTCGGCCGTGCGCTGACGACCACGACGACCGCAACTGCTACTGGGACGGCGCCGGTCCGGCGTACTACGTCGACCGCGCAGGCAACGTGACGTACCTGAACCCGAAGCTGAACGACCCGGCCAAGCGTGCGGCGTGGACCAAGACGAACAAGGCCGCGCACCGCGAGTACTGGGGCACCGTGTGGGGGCACCGCCTGTGCTGGGCGAAGGTCGGCGACACCTCGTACATCTACTGCTTCGACGGTCACCGCGAAACGTCCTGACCCGAGTGTGCAAGTGTGCCGAAACCTCCTGAAGGGAGGTCGGGGTGGGGTGGCGCCCACCTCCTGATGAGGCAGCCGTGATGAGGGGAGCACCACCGTGAGCGAGAAGCGCAGCCGACTCGGCAAGAACGAGGTCTCGGGACTGGGCAAGCTGTACCTGCATGGCGGCCAGGCCCTGAAGCGTGACGACCTGGGCCTGAGCAACGCCGAGTACTCCGTGTTCGCGAAGCTGTCCTGGTTCGGCCTGGCCAGGCGAGAGCACGAACAGAGGTGGTCCATCACCGACCTCGGCATCTCCTTCATCGAAGGCCGGGCCCGTGTGCAGGCGGTCGCCCTCACCGTCGCCCGTGAGTTCGCCGGCCTGACGGGTGAGCTCGTCAAGGCGAGCGACGTGAACGACGCCTTCTACTTCGAGACGGTCTGACCTTCCCCACCTACCGCAAGGAGAACGAGCAGTGAAGATCGCCATCACCATCACGGTGGACGTCAAGGACCCGGCCGAGTGGACGCGGTCGTTCGGGCAAGAGGGTGCGGCAGCCATCCGGCAGGACGTGAAGGACTACGTCGGCACCAACGTGCAGGGCCTGCGTGTGTGGGAGGAAGTCGAAGCGGAGGTGAGCTGGAAGTGACCGACCTGATCGTCGGCCTCAGCGGATACGCGAGGTCCGGCAAGAACACAGCGGCTGACGCCCTGATCCAGCGAGGCTGGAGGCAGGCAGGCTACGCCGACAAGCTGAAGGAGTTCCTGTACGCAGTGAATCCCTTGATCCCTGGGCACTACGGTGCCGGGAGCCTGCGCCTGCGGCAGCTCGTCGACTCGACCGGCTGGGACTACGCGAAGACCGCGTACCCGGAGGTCCGGTCCCTGCTCCAGCGCACGGGCACCGAGGCAGGCCGGCGAGTACTCGGCGATGACGTGTGGGTGGATGCCCTGTACGTCGACCACCAGGACGCGGCCGGCCTGGTCGTGACCGACGTCCGCTTCCCCAATGAGGCGGAGGCCGTGGCCAAGCGTGGTGGCGTGATGATCCGGGTCGAGAGGCCCGGCGTGGGCCCGACCAAGGACAAGCACGGACGAGCCCACGTCAGTGAGACCGCGCTGGATGACTGGCCCTTCGACCACGTGCTGGTCAACGACGGGTCGGTGGATGACTTGCACGCCAAGCTGCACGGCGTCGCCGAACTTGTGCAAGTGTGACGGTGTGATACTGTGACCATCAGAACGATCCGGGAGCTCGACGAACTGCCTGACGGTACGGAGATCGAGATCCAGGACAAGCGAGACACGCCCCTCTTCAAGCGAGACGGCGACTGGCACAGCCCAAGCAAGACGGCGACGCAGAACATGATCGCCTACGTCAACACCCGGCGCTGGGGAGTACGGGTCGTCGAGAGAGGAGGTCGGGAGTGAGGATCACCCCAAGGGCGCACGAACTGAAGAAGGTGGTCGACATCCTCGAAGACCCGACCTTCGACAGTCCGGAGCAACTGGCCAAGGCTGTGATCAAGGAGGTCGGGGACATGCTCCAGATGCGGGACCTGTTCGTGATGGTCCACAAGTGGGCGGACGGCAGCAAGGGCCTGAACTTCGGACCCTTCGGCGCCGTCGCCGAGGCGGAGAGCTTCGCCAAGAAGATGAGCTTCGGAGGTACTGGCCGAGTGGTGCCCCTGACTTCGTCGGGGATCATGCTCGCCAACCACGACGGCAAGAAGGACGGGTGGCCCGGCTACTGCTGGAACCCCGAGTGTGGACACGCCCCCTGGATGCACGGGATCGACGGCGCAAGCCGTGGCAAGTGCCATCTGGAAGTGTGCGAGTGTGACAAGTTCGTCAAGGACGATCCCGCACTGAAGGCGAGGAAGAAGGCGCCCGCCAAGCGAGGCGCCGCGAAGGGAGTCAACGAACTGTGACCTGCAACTGGATGAGCTGCCCATGTGGAGGCAAGCGGGGATTCCTGACTGAACGAGACGCAGAGAAGGCGCTCGGCCGAGCCCGAGCCAAGCGGAGCCGACAGGGTGAGGCGCGGGGCACCATGCGGGGACTGAAGGTGGAGTCCCGCTGGTACCAGTGCGACGAGGGTGGCTACCACCTGACGTCCGAGTCCCGCGCATCGTACGAGAACCGAATCAAGGAGGTAGCGAAGTGAGTACTGGTTGGGACTGGATTGCTGAGGGACAGCGCATCGCGGAGGAGTCGCGTCAGGCCGGCGAGCTGGACATCGACGCCATCAAGGCACAGTCGATGGTGTTCGAGGGGCCGCTCGACGCACTGAAGGCCGCCGACATCGGCGTCACCGAGGCGGAGCCGGCCCCCAAGGTGGGTGGACTGGCCGGCGACCTGGCCGACATCGTCCGCGAGGTCGAGCTGTGCCGGGCCGGGCACTGCGATGCTGCCTACAGGCAGAACGACAAGGGTGGTGAGGCCCGCAACGTGGTGGGGCAGATCGCGAAGGCCGCGGGCGTGACGCTCAGCTCCGCGTTCATCCGCCCGCTCGACGGTGACGTGTGGAGCCCGGCGAACATGGCGCGGGTACTTCAGGGCGTGCAGGATCTCGCCGCCGAGAACCAGGCGCTCCGTGAGGAGCACGCCAACCGAGACAAGAAGGCAACCGTCACCGTCAAGGCCCTGCATGAGGCCCTGAACAACTTCGTGGAGGGTGTGTAAGTGTCGCTTTCCATTGGTCCGCTTGACCCGGTCACCGACGAGGACATCCTCATCGTCTACGGCTTCCACCAGGCCCGCATCTACCCCGAGTTCAACCGCGACAACGTCTACACCCTGAACGGGGTCGCCGCCTTCGGCCGACTGAACGGACGCCAGCCCAAGCGGGTGTTCCACACCGGCCTCGGCCTGAGTCGCGAGGCAGACCGACTGAGGCGGGAGCTCGCCGCTCTCGAAGGCAAGTACGGCACCACGGTGCACCACGTGAACGAGCTCTACATGTACGACGAGGAGATCCCCGCATCATGACCGCCATCCAGACCCGCAGTGACGTCACCGTCGAGCTCGTCAAGGCCAGCGCCACTGACTCGGACGTGGCCACCGCGGCCCGCGTCAGCACCGTGGGTGCCAGCCATGACCGCGTCGTCGACCTGACCCGAGACCAGGGCCTGATCAACTACTTGATGCGGGACCGGCACGGCAGCCCCTTCGAGCACACCTCGTTCACCTTCTACGTCGAGGCCCCGCTGTTCGTGGCTCGCGAGCACATGCGTCACCGCGCCGGCCACTCGTACAACGAGGAGAGCGGACGCTACAAGGAACTGGCGGCCGTCTTCTACATCCCCGACCAGGGGCGCAACCTGGTCCAGGTCGGCAAGCCTGGCGCCTACGTCTTCGAGCCCGGCAACGCAGGCCAGTACGACTGCATGTCCGCCCACATGGCCAGCGCCTACACCGAGGCGTACGACGCCTACCAGGGCATGCTCGACGCAGGCATCGCCCGCGAGGTGGCCCGCATGGTGCTGCCGGTGGGCATCTTCACCTCGTACTACGTGACGTGCAACGCACGCAGCCTGATGCACTTCCTCGGACTGCGTACCCAGAGCGCGGTCGCCGCGCACCCCAGCTTCCCGCAACGCGAGATCGAGATGGTCGCCGAGCAGATGGAAGACCACCTCGCCGAGCAAATGCCGCTCACCTACGCCGCCTTCAACAGGAACAAGCGGGTGGCCCCGTGAGCGAGAGCCCCATCGTCAGCGTCGAGTGGCGCCGGACCAAGTGGACGCCCGCCGAGCGGGAACGCCTCGCCCGCATCCTGCTCGGACCGATGGCGCGAAAGGACTGAAGTAGGTACAGTTACACACGGCCCCCACGCCCCCCGAGTCTTCCGATTCGGGGGGCTTCGACGTATTCACATGCAGTCTTGAGAGGGAACCACCCATGAGCAAGAAGGCACTGCCGCGACAGCGCAAGGTGCTCCGCGTCGCCATCTACCTGCGCGTCTCCACGACCAAGCAGCTCGACGGTTACGGTCTGGATGTGCAAGATGAGCGATGCCGCTCATGGATCGACTACCAGTTGAAGAACACCCCGCACACCATCGTGGACGTGTACTGCGACGGGGGAGTGTCCGGCAAACTTGCACACCGAGAGAACCTGGACCGCCTGACGGCCGACATCGAGGCCGGCCTCATCGACGTCGTCGTCTTCGCCAAGCTGGACCGCATCGGCCGCACGATGCGCAACATCCACCGCTGGGTGTACGACGTCACCGACTTCGGCGTCCGTGTCGCCACCGCGGATGGACGCATCGACTCCCAGGACGACATGTTCGGGATTCAGCTCTCCCTCCTGGCGTACATGGCCGAGGTCGAGCACGCGCTGATCCTGGAGCGCACGATGGGCGGCCGGATCAAGAAGATCGCCGGGGGAGGGTGGGCCAGCGGCACTCCGCCGTACGGGTACATGCTCGACGACGACGGCGAGCCCGTCGTCAACCCGGCCGAGCTCGAACAGATCGAACTGTTCGCCAAGCTGGCCCTCGACGAGAAGCTGTCCCGAGGCGAGGCCGCCAAGGCGATGAACGAGGCCGGCCACCGCACCCGCACGGGCAAGCTCTGGGAGGGCAACAACCTGATCCTCCGCATGCGCCTGGCCGTCCGCGGATACGTCGACTTCACCTTCTCCGGTGAGAACGAGGACGGCGAGGAGATCACCACCTCCTACCGACTGGAGATGCCCCCGCTCTTCGAGAACGAGGCACGCCGCAAGGCCCTGGAAGCCGTCCTGGAGGACATGAAGGGCGCCCCCCGGACCACGTACTCCAATCACCTGCTCTCCGGGCACCTGGTGAGCGAGTGCGGGCACTCCCGGTACGGCGTGGCCCGCTCGCAGCACGACGACGTGATCTACCGGTGCTCGAACCAGGCCACCATCGCCGAGGGCCACACCTGCAAGCAGATACCCGGCAAGGAGACCGAGGGATACGTCTGGGGCGAGGTGGCCAAGCTCCTGTCGGACCCCGACGAGATCATGGGGCTCGTCGACGAGTGGCTGGGCTCGGTTCCCGACCGCGCGGAGTCCTACCGGACCCGCATGCAGGAGATCGACGTCGAGCTGAACAAACTCCAGGCCACCAAGCGCAAGAAGATCGCGCTCCTGGTCGCCGCGCTCGACGAGGACGACGAGGAGGACCAGAAGCTGGTCGACGACCTGAAGGAGGGGATCGCTTCCAAGATGAAGGAGCTCCGCCAGGAGCAGGAGCGCATCGCGGAGTGGCTGGAGGAGGCCGAGCAGAAGGAGGAGAAGGCGCAGGGCATGCGCTCGGTCATCGACCGGATCGGCGAGAACGTCCAGGATCTCGACACCATGGAGAAGAAGCGGATCTTGGAACTGCTTCAGGTCCGGGTCGACATCGTCGGCGAAAGCAAGTCCGGGCGGGCAGGTGGCAGCAAGGACCCGATGCTGGAGTGGCACCGGGAGAACAAGATCAGCATCCCGCTCGGGGTCTCCGATGAGCAGTGGGGACGAGTCGAAGGCATCCTGGCAGGAGGACGGAAGCCGAAGGCGGAGGACCGGGCCTGCTTCGAGATGCTGCTGGAGAAGCTGCGCCACGACAAGGGATGGCACGACTACGACCGTGACGAGCGCATGGGCGGGAAGGGCTGGGGATTCTTCTACCGGCTCGGTCGCCGATGGTTCATGGAGGGCATGTACGCCGCAGCGCTGGAGGAGCTGGCCCCGTACGAGGGGGCCGCAACACCTGTTGACTACACTCTGCCTCCCATGAAAATTTACGGTGTGATCGACGATTCCCCGGAGGATGTAGTGAAAACTGAAGTAGGCGAGCGAACTCCTTCCACCAAGGGAATCCGCGGAACCGCTTCAGGTTTCGAGTTCGAGATCGGCGCCGCGAAGAGCGCCTGACCTGCGCAAAGAAAGGCCCTCGCCACACGGCGGGGGCCTTCTTCGTTTCTCCCGGCTCCGCCTACTACCGCAGGCCGTACTCTCGAAGCATGGCCGAGCACCTGGGAGATCGTCTCTACCGGCTTCGTCGGATGGCCAGCCTCACCCAAGAGGCACTGGCCGAGCTGTCCGGCGTATCCGTAGACGTGATCAAGAAGCTGGAGCAGAAGCGGAAGCACTCCGCTCGCCTGCCCACCCTGCACTCACTCGCGCTGGGTCTCGGCGTCGAGCTGACCGCCCTCCTCGGCGACCCGCCCGGCGTCCCGTCAACGGGGGAGGTCGACTCCCCGGAGCTGGTCGCCCTGCGCCGTGCCGTCATGCCCCCGATGTTCATGCCGCCCGCCGAGCCGAGCGACACCGAGCGCCTGACCGGCCCGCTCCTGCGCCGGGAGATCTCGGACGCCTGGACGCTGTACCACGACGCCGACTTCGGTCGGCTGATGGCCGTGCTGCCCGGCATCATCACCGACGCGCGGTTCATCGCAGCGGTGGGCAACGCGGACGAGCGGGCGACCGGACAGGCCGCCCTCGGCAAGGCGCTTCAGCTCGCCGGCCACCTCGCGATCCGCCTGGGCAAGACCGACCTCGCCCTGTCCGCGCTGGAGCGCGCGATGAGCGCGGCCGACCAGTCCTCCGACCCCCTGCTCGGCTCGATGATCAGCAACTCGGTGGCCTGGAACTACCAGCGACAGAACAGGCTCGACGACGCGACGAACCTGGCCGTCTACGCCGCCGACAAGGTGGACCGGGAGCAGACCGACACCGCGGAGAAGGTCCGGGTGTGGGGTGGCCTGGTCATGTCGGCTGCAACCAGCGCCGCACGCTCTGGGGACTACGACACGGCCAAGGACATGATGACGACGGCCGAGGACGCGACGAAGAAGCTCGGCAAGCTGCCCCCGCCTGTCGACGGCAAGCTGGTGTCCGTCTTCAGCCGCTCCTCCGTACGCATCGAGCGGGTACGCCTTGCCGTACAGCACGCGCGCCCCGACGAGGCCCTGCACCTGGCCAAGGGGATGCGACTGTCCGCCGACACGCCCCCGTCGTGGCGTACGTGGCTGCTCCTCGACGTGGCACGGGCGCACGCCGACCTGGGCGATGCCGAGGGGGCCGTGAAGGCCCTCACGAAGCTCCGGGAGGTGGCTCCTGGATGGATGGCCCACCACACCCTTGCCGTCGCCATCGTGGGCGATCTGTGGGCGGGGTCGGCGCGTCCTGCGGGGCTGCGGAAGCTCGCCGAGTTCCTTGGGGTGGCTGCGTAAGGTCGCAAAAGGGGGACGTTCCGTCCCTGTTTCGTCTCGCCGTGTGGCAAGAACCTGTCTTTCAGACGGACGAAACGAGGGGTTGGCGATGGCGCAGACCGCGAGAGAACGCCTGTCCGAGGCGATGGAACTGTTCGGCCACGAAGGGAAGTTGCTCGTCTTTCGTGACGCCGACGATCCGTTCGGTACCACCGCGGAAGGCGCCGACCCTGCCCCGTACAGCGGCATCGAGAGGCCACGGTCCAGACTCCGTGAAGAAGTCGCGAAGGCCAACGCGCGGAGCCGAGGCGAGATTCTGTGACTGGTCCGAAGGCGATCATCAGGCACGAGCAGTGGACGCTCACCCCCGACCGTGAGCCCGACGCGGCGCCGCTCTCGTACAAGATGAAGTGCACCGTGTGCGAGGAGGCGTCGGAGGCGGCCGGCTCATGGGATGAACCCCAGTCGTGGGCCCTCGGGCACTCGGGACAGAACCCGTCGCACCACTCGTACAGCGAGATCATCACGCGCCCGTGGCGCACGTTCATGCACAACCCCTGAGACCGGCCCCGCCCGAGCATCGTTCCCCCGTGGCGCTTGGGTGGGGCCATCCAACGTCCCGCACTGGACGGTGAAACCCTGGACAGGTCGAGCGGCCAGCGCAGGAACGACGAAGAACCCCCCACCCAGGAAGGGCGGGGGGTTCTTGGTGATCAATCCTCAACCCGAGAGAGGGGAGGGGGTTGATCCAGTGGGCGTACTCGGAGATTACCGCACCGGGCAGGCGCCCGTGGTGCAGTCCTCGTCAGTGCCGTCCTCGACGGACGTCAGCTCGTAGGTGTCGAACTCTTCCTCAGTGATCCGCTCGTACGGAGCCTGTGCTCGCGTGCCGTCCGGCATCAGGGTCGTGCCCTTCAGGTCGGGCAGCCACGCCTTGATGATGTCGGCCGCCTCGTCCGTGGAGTACTGCCCCTCGGGGAAGTTCACCGTGAAGCTGACCGCATTGTCAGCCCATTCGGCCTGGTACATGGCCTGGAAGGCGAGCATGTCCCACAGGCTGATCTCGTCCGCGGACTCTACGATCTTCGGGTCGTAGCCCAGCTCCTCGACCTCGGCGACCAGCTTCTCCTTGGTCGGGAACGCGACGACCATCGTGTTGCCGCTCTGGTCGTACACGCACTTCTCGACGAGGTAGCCCTGGTTCATGTAGCTCTGCACCGTCGCGGCCTGCGCCGGGTCGGGCATCGAGAACCGGACGCGCCGCATGAAGTGCCGGGCGTAGATCGGGTGGATGCCCTCGCTCACTCCGGGGAGCTTGGCGATCGAGCCGGTCGGCGCCACGGTCGTCACCTTCACGGGCTCCGGTATGCGGAGCTTGAAGGCGTACTCGCGGGCCTCGTCGCGGACCGTGTCGTACAGGTCGTTCAGCAGGTTGCGGAACTCGTAGGAGTTGGGCGCCTTGGAGTAGGCGACGCCCTGCTTGGCGAGGTAGCCCTGCACTCCGAGGTGGCCGACCCCGATGCGCCGGTTCTGGGCGAGGCGGGTCGCCTGCTCGGCGTCCGTCACGTCACCGTAGGTGGCACGGATCAGGAAGCGCGTCATCAGTTCGTGGGCTCGGACCAGGCCCTTGCGATTCACCCTCTCGCCGGTCGCCTGCGGGGCGAAGTGATCAAGGTTGATGTGCCCGAGGTTGCAGTTCTCGGCAGGCTCCAGAGCGATCTCTCCGCAAGGGTTTGTAGCAATGACTGTGCCAGTCTCGCCCTCGTTGGAGTACGTCGAGTTCCAGTAGCCCGGCTCCCCGTTCAGGAGCATCGCCCCGACCGCGAGGTTGTGGATCTCGACAGCCTCGGAGTGCCGGCCGTCCGTCACCTCGTTCAATGCCTGGATGAACCGCTCGTCGATCTCGACGGAGATGTTCGTCGTCCAGTGCTTCGAGCCGTCCGCCTTGCAGTTGAGGAAGTCGTGGATGAACGGGTCATCCCACTTCACGATCGCCATACGGGCCGAGCGCCGGACTCCGCCCGACACCACGCACTCCGCGATGGCGTGGTCGATCTCCATCGCCTCGGTCGGGATGAGGTGAGGCTCGACAGCCCACTCGCCGGTCTCGGCGGCAGAGCGAGACAGGATGCGCCCAACCTCCTGAAGCATCCGAGCGAAGGGGCCAGGCCCGCTCGCCGTACCGCCGAACGTCTTCAGGCGCGAGCCCTTGCAGCGCACCCGGCTCACGTCGTAGACGCGGGCCTTGTGCTTCACCTCGCCGTCGCTCATGAACGTGTCGATCAGGTCGACCAGGGCGTCAGCCCATCCCTCGCGGGAGTCCTCGACCTCGAAGGCGCCGGCCCAGTCCGAGTCGTACTCCGTCGACAGCAGGCCCGCGGCCCGCATCTCCTCGTAGTCCTGGTGCATCGGGTCGCACACCACGTGGACGTCGAGCTCGCGACGCGGTGCGCCGTACGGCTGGAGGTACGTCGAGCTGTAGTTGCCGCCGACCCCGCCGCCCTCCATCAGGCGCATGAACGTGAACTCGAAGTGCCGGCTCAGCTTGTCCCCCCACGGGGCGACGTGGCAGTTGAACAGGTACTGGCGTCCCTTCACGCCGGTCGCCCACAGGTGCCGGCCTGCCGGGATGACGGCGAACACGTCCATGAACGCGACGAGTTCGTCGTACTCGTCCTTCGCCTCCTGGTCCCAGCTCTCCATGTCGGGGCCGTGGACGAGGGCGAGGTTGCCGCGCGCTACGCGGCGGACCGTGTCCGGCCAGGTCTCCTTCGAGCCATCGGCCAGCGTGCGGGAGTAGGTGCGCTCATACACGAGCTGGCCCGTGGGCCCGAACGGAACCTGGTTGTCGGTCGTCACTGCTGAAGTCCTCCTGAAGTAGTGGGTCTCTCACTGCCTGAAGGGGGCGGCCCGAAGGCCACCCCCTGCGTCACTTGCACACCTGGTCCGTTTACATCGGCCGGCCAGTGAGCTCACCGAGCACCACGATCAGGCGCTTCAGCGTCCCCGCGCTGTACGCGGCGAGGTCGGACAGCACCTTGATCTGGGCCGCCGCCTCCTCCGCGGTGGGGGAGGGGTTGGCGAGGAACGTCAGGCTCAGGTCGATGCGCTCGTCGAGGTAGGGGATCGCGGCCTCGGCCTGGATGCGCAGCCCGTCGAGAGCGACGCGCTTCGTGAGGCCGGCCTGCTCGTCCTCGTTGAAGGGGCGGGAGTAGATGAGCCCGTCGTCCGGGTTGCGCCAGAAGTACAGCGCGCGCTCGTTGTCCCAGAACTCCTTGTTGAACTCAGTCATCCCGGCAGGCGGGGCGATCGGCTCGGGGGTGGTCTCACTCACTGGTGTCTGCCTCCAACTGGTCGTATCCGTCGATGTACTGGTCGCCGTTCAGCCAGGCCGTCACCTTGCCGACAGCCCGCTCGGTCGCCCGCTGCGCTCCGGACTTCTGGACTCCGCGCAGTACGCCGATCTCCTCGTAGGCGTAGTCGAGGCCGTAGCGCAGGACGAGGGACTGTCGCTCGACGAGCGTGAGCTCGGTCGACTTCCACGCCTGCTTGATGTCGGCGATGTGGACGAAGAGCGGGCTGCCCTTCTTCGGGTCCTTGTAGCCGCGCGGCATGTCCGCGTCGGGGACCAGCTCGCCCTTGATGCCGTACGCCGCTTCGCCGTCCCAGGCGGCGGGCAGGATGTGCTCGACGAGAGCGCGGTTGTAGCAGGTCACTCGGCCTCACCGAAGGCTTCGACGTTCGCCTCGAAGGACACCTGCCGGGACCGGTGCTTCTCCTTGGTCAGGTGCTGGTCGCGCAGTCGCTGCGTCAGCCATCGGCTCAGGGCTCCGGGGCCCAGGTCGAGGGCGGCCCTGGCCTTGCTCGGCCTGGTGGCCATGAGGACGAGGGCGTCCTGGTAGGCGTCGTCGTACTCCAGCACGCTGGGGTAGCTGTCGGACGCCTTGCGGGCCGCACGCTGGGCGATCCCGTCCGTCTCCTCGGTGATGACCGACCAGTCCGGGCGCTCGTCGGTGCTGGTGCTGAACTCGGTCTCGATCAGATTCAGGGTCACTTGCTGACTACCTCCTTCACGGGCACGCGCCCGTCCTTGGTGATGGCGACGATCAGTCCGGGGGCGCCCTCCGCGCCCTTGCTGTGCCGGAACCACGTCGACTCGGACTCCATCGACGGCACCTGGATGAACGTCCGGGGACCGTCGGCTTCGATGAACTCGTGGTGCAGGTGGCCGGAGAGGAGCACGTCCGCCTGGTGCATCGCGGAGCTACGCCCGAAGGCTTGGCCCTTCCACCACTCGAAGTGCTTGCCCGGCCTGAACTGGTGGCCGTGGACGTGGGCGATCACGCTGCCCGAGCACTGGACTACGACGCTCAGCTCGTCCGTGTCGGGGACGTAGAACTCGACGTGAGCGAACCGGGTGGGATTCAGGTCGGCTGCGTCCTTGACCGCGATCAGGGACTCGGTGTCGTGGCTGTCGTCGTAGCGGGTCACGCCCTTGCCCATGAACCGGACGGCCTCGCCGTGGTTGCCGGGCACCGCCACCATCGTGAGCCGACTGCACAACGGCGCGAAGAGAAGCAGTGCGTGCAGCATCACTCGACGGGTCAGGCGGATCTGCTCGTTCAGCGTGAGCTGCGTGCGCCAGGTGTTGGCCCCGCCCTGCGAGACGAAGCCTTCGATGTGGTCGCCCAGCCACGCGATGTGGACGTGAGCGATGCTGAACCGGAGCCGGTACTCCTCCAGGAGCCGGGCCGCCTCGTTCAGGTTCTCGATCGTGCGGCGGAGCGTGCCCTCTACTCCGTCGCCGTCGATCTTTCCGAACTGCATGTCGCCGAGGGCGACGATGAACGTGTGCTCGCCGGCCTGCTCGTCGCGCTCGACGACGGGGCTGGCTTCGATGGCTGCAAGCAGCTCGCCGATGTCCGGCCCAACGCCTGTCACACTTGCACTCTTTCGGGCGAAAGTAAAGCGTGTGCTCACGCCCGTGTCCCCGTTGGCCATGGTCCACTCCGAGGACCGCAGGCCGGTCACCGTCCACTCGGCCGGCTCCAGACCCTGACCCCGCAGCACGCCGGCCGCAGCCGATTCGTTGTCCTCGAAGGACTCACCGCGGACCGTGACGTCCGCCTCGTCGCCCTTGATCTCGATCTGGCGGGTGAAGTCCTTCTCCGGGTCGGTGGTCCGGGCCGGGACAGTGGGGCCGATCGGCTTGGCCAGGAGTCCGTCAAGCAGCTCGCTCACTGGAGCCTCCTTCCTGCCGAAGAGATCGGCGGTACGTGCGGATGGTGGTAGCGGACACGTCGTGCCCGTGGATGCGCAGGATGGACGCGAGCCAGTCGGCCGAGGTCTGGCCGATCAGGTGGGGGATGAGAGCGTCCCGCTCCTCCAGGGTCAGGGCCGACCAGATGTCGATCAGCGTCGGGCCCGGCGTGCCGGGCAGTACGTCAGCCACTCAGGCCAGCACCCCCAACTCCGAGGCCCAGAACATCTGGACCAGCTCGAAGGCTTCCTCTCGGGTGAAGCCCTCCTTGCGCAGGCACGCCCGCAGGTCGCCCACGATCGAGGCAGCGCGCTGGGTGTGGGCGAAGTGGTCGATGACCTGGGGCTCGCCCTCGGCCTCGATGTCGAACTCCTCCTCGGCGCTCACTTGGCGGCGTCGATCTGTGCGATGCGGTCCAGCGCGACGGCGACGAGCTGAGTCAGCGAGTACCTGCTCTCCGCCTCGTTCAGGGAGGACAGCGACTCGAACGCCAGCGACAGGAGCAGGGCGTCGAACGCCCCGTCCTTGGCGTACTGGCGCCCCCATGCAGCCGCTCGACCGTCGTGCACCAGGGCCCGCGTCTCGGGCACCGGACTGACGTCGAACTCGGTCACGTGCTTGGCTGCGGCCTTGACGTCGTTCAGGATGCGGGTCATCGGGTCGGGCTTACGGGTCGCCTTCTTCGGCTGCTCCGTCACGGTCTCTGCCACTGTCAGTCCTCCTTCTTCTGGACCAGGGAGAGCACGTGCTCCGCGCCGTGGGCCATGTAGGTGTCGGTTACGTCAGCCTTCAGCCGGACCGCCTTGGCGGAGCGGAGCTGGCGTGTGATCTTGCCGGTGAGCTCGGCGCCTGCGTCGTCTGGATCAGCCCACGTCCACACGCGGTTGAAGCCGGCGAGCATCCTTCGATGCCGCCCGAACCACATGTTCGCGCCGGGGATGGCGACAGCAGGCAGGCCCAGCTTGTTCAGGATGATCGCGTCGAGCTCGCCCTCGGTGACGTGGATCTCCTCGCCCGCCCGGTGGACGGCGCCGATCCCGTACATCCGGGGGATGTCTTCCTTGATGGTGTTGTACTTGCCGTGGAAGTAGTCGCGGTGGTTGTGCTCGCTCAGGCAGCGGAAGCGCACCGTGAGCGGCTGCCCGTCCCGACCGAGGTAGGGGATCGCGAGCATCCCCCGGTACTTCTCGTGGCCCGGTGCGGGGTCGGCGACGATGCCGAGCCGGAAGGCCAGCGCCTCGTCCCGCCCGATACCCCGCTTCATCAGGTAGGCGGCGGTCTCGGCCGTGAGGTGCGCCTGGTAGGTGGCCACGGCCTCCTCCAGCATCTCCTTCTGGGACGTCGAGAGCGGCGTGAGCGGTTCGTGCTCGGCCAAGCTGGTTCTCCTCCTTACTTCCTCTTCCAGGCCGGCACGTAGCCGCTGCCTGGCTTCTGTCCGGGCTTCTTCGCTGCCCGGTGGCCGCCTCCGTAGCGGCTGGTGTAGCTGTCCTGCTTGGCGACCGCGCCCTCTTCGAGGCCGTGCTCCTTGGCGTACGCCTTGGTCTCCTTGAAGCCGAGCTGCTTGTTGAGCTGTTCGGCGTGGTACTCCTGGATCATGGTGAAGCTGTCGCCGCCCTTGCCGCAGGAGTGGCAGTTCCACAGGCCCTCGTCCAGGCGGTAGCTCATCGACGGGGTGTTGTCGTCGTGGAGCGGGCACTTGGCCATGCCGGTGTTGCGCTGGTCGTTGAAGTCCACGTCGAAGTGGTGCATCACAGCGTCGAGCGTGGGCTTGCTGGTCTCTCCGCCCGAGTGGTCGTTGTCGATGCGGTGGAACCTCACACCGTCACCTCCAGGGCCTCCTCGATCGCGAGGATCGTGACCAGGTCGGACTCGGGGTCTTCGATGTAGGCGAAGAAGGCTTCCGCCTCGTCCCACGCCTCGTCGTAGTCCACGCCCTCCCAGCCGATGAACCCGATCACTGCGGGTCCAGCCCGAGGTAGTCCTCGACCGTGGTGAGGACGAACGCCTTGCGCCAGTTCTTGCCGCGCCGCTTCACGACGACGACGGACTCGACGTCTTCGAGGTCCAGGCCGCGGTGCTTGGCGAAGTTCTCGCGCTCGACGATGGCCTGGCCGAGGAAGACGCCCGGCTCGAACTTGGCGTTCTTCGCCTCGATCACCAGGTACTTGCCGTCGCTCTCGCGGATGACCATGTCGCCCTCGTCCTCGGCGCCGGCCAGGCGAAGGGACTCGACGTCGAACCCTTCGGTGCGAAGACCGTCCCGCAGGTCGCTCTCCCAGTCAGCGCCCTTGCGCTTGTTCGCTCGGTTCCTCGCCGCGATGCTGTTGCTCAACTTGCACACCACCTCCCAGTAAGACCGGACGGACGTCCGGTGTCTTGCGACAGTATCACACTTACGATCCGAGAGACAGCGCGACCTTGGTCGGCGACCACTCCTCGGCCGGCTTGGCGGAGGCGATGATCTCGCGCCGCTCCGCCTTCTTGAAGCGGGTGTACTCCGGCTGGCAGATCATCGTCGCGTAGCGGCCCGCAGTGGGGTCACACGGGCCCATGCGCTGCTTGATGCACGCCACGTTGTAGGCCAGCGACGTCGGGTCCAGAGCCACGGACAGCGAAAGCTCGGGCTTCTCGGACAGGCCGCCCTTGACCTGGTCGCGGGACGGGGGAGCCCACGGGTTCGTCTTCGCTTCCCAGTTCTTGTCGCTCGCGTGGTGAAGGATGATGACCGTCGCGCCCGTGTGCCGGGCAATCTCGGTGCAGCCCTGCATCACAGCCATCTGCTCGGTGTAGTCCGACTCGGCGCCCTCGAAGTCCATGAGGTTGTCGAAGACCAGGACCTCCGGGTACCGGTCCCACAACTCGACGTACGCCTCCAGCTCCTCGTCAACGGCACGCCAGGAGATGGGGGAGCCGAAGGAGAAGGTGATGTTCGAGCTGGCCAGCGCGTCGATGTAGCCCTGCCGGTACTTGCCGCCCTCCGCCATGCCGGCCTCGACCATCTCCGTCGTGTCCATCGTGGCCATCGACGCAAGACGGGAGCTCGCCGTGAAGGCGCTCATGTCGGCGGAGAAGTACAGCGTAGGCAGGTTCATCTGGGCAACCCAGAAGAGAGCGAAGCCCGACTTCTGCGTGCCGGAACGGCCGGCCACCATGACGACCTCGCCATGCCGGGGCCGAACGCCCATCGCGTAGAGGTCGTCGAACGCCTCTACGCGCGGGAGCTCACGGCCGCTTGCAGCATGGAGCGCCAGGGACCTTCCAGGGGTGAGCACTTACTGTCCTCCTCTCCACGGACGACGACGCGTCCGATGCCTACGGCTTCGATCAGGGTCTGGCAGGCCGGGCACGGCTTGCGGGTGATGTAGAGCGTCGAGTCCTTCAGCTCGTCGGGGTGGATGCCCTTGTCGAGCACGTCACGGATCGCGTTGCGTTCGGCGTGGTCCGCCGCACAGTTGGCGTAGTCGCTGTCCGGAGCACAGTCCTCACGCGACAGCCGTCCTCGCGGGCAGTTCCCCGCGGTCTTGCAGCCAGGGATGCCGGGCGGCAGGCCGTTGTAGCCCACGCCCAGGAGCCGCTTACGGCGGTTCAGGATTACGGCGCCCACCTGGGAGCGCGTGCAGTCAGCCATCGTGGCGACCTCGGCCGCAATGCCGAGCGCCCACTCATCTCTCGAAGGTCTCACTCGACCCTCCCTCCTGCGGGCTGGCGCCCGCTCAACCCCCTCCTCTCTCTCGCGGCGACACTTGCACAGTTACATCAGTCGAAGTCCGGAGCGTCGGCGACAGCCTGCTCCGCCGCAGCCTCACGCTTGTTGGCGTAGTCGACGACCGCGGTACGCACGCCCGAGTCGGTCACCGGACGCCACACCCACGCCGGGTGCGCACCGGGCTTCTTCGGGGGAACCTGCTCCAGGCGCACGATCGTGGCGCCACCGACGATGGTCTCCAGGTCGCGGGCGAGGATGGTCTGCTCGATCCTCTGGCCCTTGGTCACCTCGGGGGTGCCGGCCTGGAGCGCTCCGCCGTCCTTGAAGACGGTCACGTCCGCGAGGACGGAGTCCTTCGGGCCGTTCGGGGTGGGGCGCTGACGGTCGAAGCTGTGGACCTCGATCAGGATGGCCGGCGCGGTGATGTTGTCCTTCGGCTTGAACCAGCCGCCGCCCTGGACCGGGATGTCGATGAGGTTGAGAGCCACTGTGTTGATCTCCTTCGTTCGTTGCCCACGCGGGCAGTTACGTTGTGATGGGTTACTTGGGTGATGCGGCGTGCTCCTACTGGAGCGACTTGCCCTTCGCCTTCCAGGCCGCCATGACGGCCGGGTCGGAGAAGAAGGACTGGTTACCGGCCCACAGCTTCTTCAGCCCGTCGACCGTGGTCTGCTTCTCGATCTCCCCGAGGATGTACGCGTTCGGGTCTTCCTTCGCCTCGGTCACACTTGCACTCCCTGGCCAAGGGCCGGAAGGCTGCGCAGCCGAAGCCGCCGCCCACGGGTCGTCGGTGGGCTTGGCCGGCTCGGTGGTCTCCTCGACGATCGTGGCCCCGAGGGTCGTTGCGATCAGCGCCTTGCCGTGCGCGATCTGCGTCGCGTTCGTGACCACGCTGCTCAGGCTCAGGCCGGCCTGCGTGGCCGGGTCCATCCCGAAGAACTCCAGGACGTCCGCCCTGATCTCTCCGGTCGTCCCTCGGAACACCGCCCAGGTGGCGTCGTGTCCCTTGTCGTACTTGATCGTGACGCTCAGTTCGCTCACTGTTTGTCGTTCTCCCCTCGCTCGGTGACGTTGTCCAACTTACACACTCTCGGCGTTGAAGTCAACTCGACTTCACGTGGCCTGGGCCACAAAAGGCATCATTGCGCCCTTTGTTGACCGCGCCTGGCGGATCGTGAGTGCAAGCTGCGCCAGTGCCCACCCGATGTTCAGGTCGACCCAGTACAAGTTACACACTCCGGTGCCAGCAGGCAAGTGGACGATGATGCCCCAGTCCTGGTTCACGGGAGGCAGCGGCGAGTAAGCCTCTGCTGCCTGCTCGGCAGTGAACTCGGTCTTCTTCCAGGTGGTAAACGCCTGCTTTTCTGAAGCGTCTACCGGGAACCTGGTGTGGTCGTACAGCTTGCCGCGCGAGTACACCGCGAGCTGCGATGCCATCTTCAGCTTGCCGTACTCGATCGTTCCGGTCTTGGTGTCCGTGATGAAGTTGCCCGAGATCGGCTTGCCGTCCGGTCCGGGTCCGTCGTAGTACGACAGCCGGTCGAACGTGCCGCCCACGGACAGCTCAGGTACTGCCACGAACTGCTCGATCGCAACGACCTTCAGCACCGACGTGGCCATCATGTAAGCGGCCATGTCGTCGAGATCCGCACCCGAGATGGTCTTGGGTAGCGGCTCCCCGCGGTCCACGTACTCCGACAGGTCGTGCAGGTAGGTGCCCTTGCGCGACTTCTCGTTCGCGCCGGCCGCGTCCTTGGCCTGCTCTGTCAGTGCGTTCAACTGCTTCTTGTCGGCCGGGTCCTCATGGTTCAGAAGACGCGCCTTGTCCAGCAGGTCAGGTCGGTTCGCCGAGCCGATCAGGACCATGCGGCCCTGCCAGTCGATGAGGTTCGACTTGTCCTCAATGCAGTCGATGAATGTGGTGGTGCGGGTGTGGCCCTTCGGCTTGCCCCCGTCCTGCGGCACGATGAGCGGCCGGCCCCAGCCGTCGCGCGGTACCGAGAGGTTCGGGTGCAGGGGCTTGGGCGCCTGCGGGATCTCAATCAGGTTCAGGCTCAAGCGGCCACCACCTTCAGTGCCGGTGTAGAGGCCGGCCTCGGTGCCAGGTAGATACGTATCGTCTCTTCGTCCACGATCTCGGGGTCTCCTTCGTCTTCGTCCAGGAGGTCAAGGCCGTTCTGCCTTGCCATCAAGAGCACCGATCGCATGAGGCTGGGCCTGTAGCCCTCCTTGGCGTCGATGTGGAAGTCGTACTCTTCCTCGTTGACAACGAGCTTGATCAGCCCGTCAGGGGACCGGTATTCACCAACCCACCCTCCGGCTTCCGGAGAGGGGCCGCCCCCCAGGCGATGTGGCATCTACCAGACCTCCTTCTGTGCAAGTGTCGCTGTTGAGCCCATCCTGTATTGCCACAGATGTGTTGTCAACAGCAAACGGCCGCAGATTTACTACAACTTTCATGATTATTTCACAAGAGGAAGGTGTTCATCTACCTGGCTTCCAATGGTCATGGACAAAAAGGGGCATACCTTTTGAAGGTTCGGGTGGTCTGTCCTACTCTGGAACGAAGGAGAGCCCCCCGCAGTTCGGATGCGGGGGGCTCTCCATTTGCCGGTCTCAGTCGCGATCGGCGTTGGGGCGCGGTGTCGTCTTGCTCTTCGGGCGGTGGATGAGGTCATCGTCGCCCTCCTGACGTGGGACGTAGAAGAATCCTTCCTCGGTGTCCGGGTCGTAGTGCACGACGGCGTCCTGCTCCTTGATCATCTCCATCCAGTTCTTCAGGCGACCCTCGTCGGTCTCCGTCAGATCTTTGCCAGCGCGACGACGGGCCTCCGCCCGGAGCATCGCCAGGGGGTAGGCCCAGCGGTGCTCTTCCTTCACGAACCAGGGGATGAGCTCGTCATCCCGGACGATTCGACGATCCAGCCCCCGGCGTCGCCGGAAGTTGCCCCACATCGACGAGACAGTGTCGATGTTGTACTTACGCTTGTACTCGTCGATCATCCACTGGTACGTGCGCCCTTCCTCGAACCAGCGGATTACCTCCGACTCGTCCTGGATCTTGCGCTTACCCATGAGCCTCCTTGCTCCAAGTGATCTTGCTCTGTAACACTTCCACAGTAGCGCAGCACAGTCAACACTGCACAGGTATCGTGTAAAGCACTGTCCAAGATGCACACCGGGAGGGAAGCATGAAGATCCAAGTAATCGCGTGCGACATCGACCAGCAGGTCCCCGCTCTCACCTACACCATCACAGTCAGCGACGGCCGGACCATCTCCAAGGATCTGTGTGAGGAGCACGCCGGATACCTGGAAGACCTGCTCGAAGAGGCGGAGGTCAGCGAGGATGAGCCCGAGGCCAAGCCCGAGCCGGCCCCGAAGCCAGCGGCCAAGCGTGCCCCCGCCAAGAAGGCGCCGGCCAAGGAGGCTGCGGCCAAGGTGCCCGCACGGCGCAGGGCCAAGGTGGTCAGCTTCGAAGAGATCGAAGCCCGCAAGAGCAACTGAGACGACAAGAAAGCCCCCGCGAGCCGTCAGGCCAGCGGGGGCTTCTCTCATTCCGAGTCGGACTGCTCGACGAACCCGAACGCGGTCAGCGCCTGTATGACGAGCGAGACCTGCGGGTAGTCGGTGCCGAAGTAGGTGGCCAGGGACAGGGCCACACCGAGGCCGGCCGCAACCAGCCCGGCCTTCGACTTGTACCTGGTGGGCAGGACCCCGGCGATACGCGCCAGGCCCTTGCTCGTCACCTTCGCGTGGCGGCTCACTTGATACCGGCCTCCTTCTGGAGCTCCTTGAAGCCGGACTTCCCGATGACCGGGTCGTACGACTTCCCCGCGGTGCGCAGGTGAGGGTTCTTGTTGTGGAACCGGGCGACCGCCTTCTGGGTCTCCGGGCCGTAGTAGGTGCTGTACGCGCCGGGGATCGGGCCGTAGCCGGCCTTCACGAGGAAGTGCTGGAGATCGACCACCTGGGCGTGCTTGGCGCCCGGCTTGACGGCCGCGTTCAGGGCGACGATCTTCGAGACCGGCTTGGGGGCGGGCTTCGCGGGAGCGGGCTTGCTCGGGGCCGGCGCAGGAGTGGCCGGCTTGCCCTTCTTCGCCTTGACCAGCTCGATCAGTCGCTTGATCGGGAAGTTGCCGGGGTCGCCGTGATCGTTCTCCGGGACGTGCTGGTGACCGCAGATCCCCTTGAACGCCTCCCACTCGGCGAAGCTCATGCGCTGCCCGCTCTTCGAGCCGTAGCTCGACGGGTAGCTCAGCCACGGCTTCGAGGTGGAGACGAGCGGCACGTCGTAGGTGTCGGTCAGCCAGTCGATCAGGTCGACCAGGCCCGCGAGGTCAGCGTCGGACGCGCCCGGCCAGAAGAGGCCCGGCCCACCCTTGGCGCAGGTGCCGACCAGCTCGATCTGGATGACGTTCAACGTGTTGGTGTCGACGCCCCCCGCCGCGTTGACCAGGGCCCGAGCGGAGTGGTTGGCGTAGAAGTGCTGGTGCACCTCCTTGCCCTTGACGGTGAAGGTCGGCGCCGAGCCGCCCCCTCCGTAAGAGGGGAACGAGCCGCCCTCGGTGGTGTGGATGACGATGACGTTCGGGTGCGGCATGGTGTCGCCGGAGTACGCCTTGCCGAACCACTGGACGGTGGAGTTGCCTCCGGGGTAGATGTGCGCGGTCACGCTGTTCGTTCTCCTTCCATCAGCCCGAGAGCCGCCGCATGGCGGCCACTACGGGGCGGGTGTCTTCGATGTGGTCGTCGAGGCGTTCGGCGACAGACAGCCGCTCGCGCCGTTCGTGGCCGATCTCTTCGCGTAGGGAGGTCAGGTCGCGGTTGTGCCGCTCCTGGCCGTCGATGACCCGGTCGATCCGGAACATCACCGCGTCGAGGTCGTCCCGCAGATTCGTGCTGTGGGTGTTGGCGACGTGGTCTCGCGCCACTTGCACGTTCTCTCGCACTTCGCTCATCGCGTTCGCCTGGCGCCGCATCATCTCGATGAGGACGCCGACGAGGGCGGCACACACGGTGCCGCCCGTCGTGACGAGCGCAACTTGCACACTTGGTTCCATGGCCATCGCGGTCACGACAGCTTGGCCTCCAGGCGGGCCAGGCGCGCTTCGAGGTCGGCGACCTGCTGGGCCTGGCGCTGGACGACGGGGACGAGGGCGACCCCGAGGAGGTCGTAGCGCAGCCCGTCGACCTCGCCGTCGAGGTAGTTGACGAGCCAGCCGAAGCCGGCCTTCTCGGTCTCCTCTGCGATCAGGCCGACCTCGTCCTTACGTCCCTCGCGCACGGTGCCCTCGTCGTCGACCCGGTCCTTGCGGTCGTAGATGACGGGGCGGAGCTTCAGGACGTCGTCCGGGTTGATCGCGAAGTCGCGGACGTTCTCCTTGAACTTGATCGAGGAGGTGTTCCGGGCGAAGGTGCCGTCACCCTGCACCCATACCGCGTAGTACGTACCGGAGCCGGACACCGAGTCGGCGTGGACTCGCTTCGAACCATTGGCCCAGGAGATCGTGTCGCCCGACTCCAGGTAGGAGGAGTGGGAGTGCGAACTCGGGGCGAACGTGCTGGGCTTCGAGGTGATCGACGACCAGGTGTGCGAGTGGGTGGCCGGAGTGAAGGTGGTCGGCTTACCGGTGACCGAGTCCCAGGTGTGGGAGTGGGTGGCCGGGGTGAACGTCGTGGGCTTGTCGGTGATGTCGGCCCACAGGTGCGTGTGTGCGGCCGGGGCGAACGAGGATGGCTTGTTCGTCAGGGTCGACCAGTCGACCGACTGCGAGACGTTGCCCCACGCCGTACCGTTCCAGAACTCCCACGTGGCCAGCGTGGTGTTGTAGCCCAGGCGCCCGATGCGGGGCGAGGCCGGCCGGGTCGCGGTCGTCCAGCCGCCTACCGTGCTGCCGACGAACTGACGGTCGCCCGTGACGGACGCGGCGGAGATCGAGGTGACGCTTGCGCCTACCGCGACGGTGGCCAGCGACAGCTCGTAGATACCCGTGTCGGTCTGGGTGAGAGCGGGCGGAGTAGAGGAGCCGGCCGTGCCCGGCTTGACCACGAGGGTGATCGAGTTGGTCGCAGGGTCCAGCTTCAGGACCACGCGGTCCACGCGGGCCGTCGTGTTGGACGCCGTGACTGTGAGCGGCTCGATCGCCGTCGAGTAGATCGCGTGACCACGAACGATCGCGAAGCCGGAGTTGACCTTCACGGTCATGCCCGTGCCGTCCGCGTAGACAGACAGGCCAGTACCTCCGACGCTGTCCGCGACGCCGGTGGACTGGAACTCCCGGAAGAGCCGGGAGTAGTCGGTCTCGGTGACAGCCTGGCTGTCGAAGGGATACGAAGTGATCGCCACTTGTGGGGCCTCCTTGGGTTACAGGACGAATGCGCCAGAGCAGCGGATCGTCTCGCCTACGTTCAGGCTGTACGTGTTCGTGGTTCGGACGGTGACATCGCCGGTCGCCTCGACGTCGCACTCGCCGTCCGCGTAGCCGGTGGAGTAGATCGCCGTCACCGTGCGGGCCGGGCGGTACCCGGCCGGGAGGTTGGCGATGACGACGTCGGCGAGGTTGTACGGGGCGGTCGTGCCCGCGTCGAACTTGGTGGTGATGGCCAGGTCGAAGCCGAACGAGCAGACCCCGTTGATCTTCCTGGCCTGGAAGTTGTTGACCGTGACGCCCGAGCCTGCGGTCAGGCCGGTCGTGATGACCGTGGGCGCCTCGACCGGGGGCGGGTAGAGCGACGCTCCCACTTGCACACTCCTTACGCGAGGGCGACCCAGAACTGAATGCCGTTGGCGGAGAACAGGGTCGACGGGGTGATGGTCGACGGCGCGGTGGTGGCCGAGCTGGTGAACTTCGCGAAGCGCCACACCTGCGTGCCCAGACCCATCTGGCCGTTCGTCGTGCCGGTGCTGTCCCAGCGCGCCATGGCCGGACCGTCCACAGGGGAGGAGGTGTAGCTGAAGCGCCAGCACACGTAGTAGATGCCGGGCGCCAGGGTGACCGACGCGGTCAGCGGAGAGGACGACCAGCCGCCACCCGTGACCGACTGCGTGGCGGGCTCGTAGGCCGCGGTGGACATGTCGCCGGTCGCACCTTTCAGCGTCCCGGCCGTGTCGTAGATGCCGGCCCAGGAGCCGGTCAGCAGGCCGCCCGCGTAGCCCTGCATGTGCCACACGAGCTTCGACACCGTGATGGACCGGCTGACGTACACGGCCGTCATGCGGCCCTGCCCGACACCGGAGTAGTCGGCGCCCGACGAGAGGGTGCCGGGGTCGCCGGCCCACGCCTTGACGCCCAGCGACTCGGGGGTGAAGTCGCTCGGGGGAGTCACCGCGTAGTCCGCACCGCTGGCCTCGCGGAAGCGCGGGACGCCTCCGGTGGTGTAGAAGATCGAGCCGACCGGGTTCGAGGTCGGCAGCGTGGTCGCGTTGGCCAGCGCGATGACGGAGCCGGACGCACCACCGAAGGAACCGGACGAGCCGACCCGCAGGTTGGGGACGGTGCTCGTGCCGTTCGCGGTGACGGCGCCAGCCAGCGTCAGGTTGCCGCTCGCGTCCAGCGAGAACTGATCCACACCGTTCACGCGCATCACGGCGAGACGGGCCGACTGCCCGGAGGGGGAGTCAGTGATGATCGGGTTCTGGGTGGCGTCGGTCGAGGTGACCGTGAACCCCTTCGCCGCGGTGATCCTGCCCGACGTCGAGCCGTCCGCGTTGGACGGGAGGGCGTTGACGTCCGAGGCGGCCAGGACGACCGCGCCGGTCTTGGTGTTGACCGAGGTGACGGGAGCCGCGCCGCCTCCGGCGCCGACCTGGAAGACCGTGCCGTCCGCCTGCTTGATGTAGGGCAGGCCGGCCTTCGAGTACAGGAAGACGCCGCCCGTGGTTGTCGCCGGATCGGCAGTCAGGTCTCGCAGGCCGAGCGCGCCAGCCGAGGTGACCTGCGCGGTGCCGTGGTGCGTCGTCGTGCCGAAGGTGATCGTGCCGTCCGACCGCTTGGCGTGGATGACGGTCTTGTTGAACGTGCCGTCATCGTTGCGTGCCGACAGGCGGAAGTCGGAGCCGGCGCCCGTACCGTCCTCGGCGACGTCGTCGACCTGGGCCTCCCAGCGGGAGACGCCCGTGCTCATCCACCGGTACACCCGGTAGTTCCCGGGCGCCTTGTCGATGCTCATGTAGGTCGCGCTGAGCGTCGCGTTGGCCTTGCTCGGCAGCGACTCGACGACCTGGAACTTGTCGGTCCCGTTCGCGGTCTGCACCCACAGCTTGCCGGCCTTCGAGTAGAGCTGAGCGCCCATGCTGGTAGTCGCCGGGTCGGTGGTGTCTCGCGTGCCGATGGCACCGTTGACGCTGAGCTTCACGCCACCCTGCGAGCTGTCGGCGATGCCGATGGCGACCTGACCCGTGGTCCGTGAGATCCAGATCGGATCGTTGATCTTCGTGGTGCCGTCGTCGGCGAAGGCTTCCACCCACAGGTCGGAGCCGTTGTTCGAGCCGGACTCGGTACCTGCCGAGCGGATCTTCCAGCGCATCGACCCGTTCTTCTTGATGTCGATGTTCGGGTCGCCGGAGGTGTCGTTCACCCCCACCGAGCCGGTGAAGACCGGGTCCGAGGAGACCGTGCCAGCGGGACCCTGCGGGCCCGTGAAGCCGGAGATGGCAGGCTCCGGGATTACGGAGAAACCCATCAGGCTGTCACCTCCACTCCGCTGATGAAGTAGGCGCACGTCGTCGTGCTGCCCTGGACCTTGACCGTGTCGCCCGCGTCCATCACCTGGGAGATGTCGAGGGTGAAGATGCCGTTCGCGGG